GGGTGATCCATACGTGATTGTACGCGTACAGATCTCCAAGCCACAGTTCGTTGCAACGACTAACGCTATCTAAGGAGGACTGAGAAATGGCAGCCCCAATGCGAAGTACTGACTTCCGGTCGATTGTTGAGCCAATCCTCAACGAATGTTTCGACGGAGTCTATGATCAGCGCTCAGACGAATGGAGCCAAGTGTTCCGTGAGCAAATGGGTATCCCCCGCAACTACCACGAAGAACCCGTTCTGTACGGCTTCGGCGCAGCTCCACAACTGCCTGACGGTACTCCTGTATCGTATCAGCAGGGTGGTGTACTCTTCCTGCAGCGCTACGTTTACCAAGTCTTTGGCTTGGCATTCGCGCTCACCAAAGTGTTGGTGGAAGACGGCGACCACATCCGAATCGGTCAGGTCTATGCTAAGCACCTCGCACAGTCGTTGGTTGAAACCAAAGAACTGCTTGCAGCTAACGTGTTGAACCGCGCGTTCAATAGCAGCTATGCTGGCGGTGACGGCGTTTCGCTGACCAACACTGCACACCCAATCGTAAACGGCACGTTCTCGAACCAGTTGGCTACCGCTGCTAACCTGTCACAGACCTCGCTTGAGCAGATGCTCATTCAGGTTCGTCAGGCAGTGGACAACAACGGCAAGAAGATCCGTCTGCAGCCTCTGAAGCTAATCGTTGCTCCCGGCAACGTATTCCAAGCTGAAGTTCTGTTGAAGTCGGTTCTGCGTACCGGCACCGCTAACAACGACATCAACCCAGTCAAGTCGATTGGTTTGTTGCCCGAAGGCGCTGCTGTTATGAGCCGTCTGACTTCCGCCACGAACTGGTGGGTACAGACCGATGCACCAGAAGGCTTCAAGCTGATGATGCGTCGTGGTCTTGAGAAGACGATGGAAGGTGACTTTGAAACCGACTCCATGCGTTACAAGGCTACCGAGCGTTACTGGATTAGCTGGACTGATCCAAGGTGTTCGTACGGAACGCCCGGTGTGTAGCGGACTGGTATAGCACAACGAGGAATGGTACAATCCTAGGTGTAACAGCCTAGGAGAGTGAAATGCCAAGTAAGTGCTATGTCATAAGTTGCTCTAAACCGTCAGTTGCAAATGGTTTATGCCAGATGCATGACAAGCGTGTAAAGCGACACGGAGATGTAAATGCAGGACATTCTGACGATTGGGGTAAACGTGAAAAGCACCCAGCTTACAAAGCTTGGTGTGGATTGCGTCGATACCATCGTCAGAACATCCCGCCAGATTGGGCTGATGATTTTTGGAAATTCGTATCAGAAATTCCAGACAAGCCAGAAAATGGAAAAGCATTTAGATCTGATGCATCGCAGCCTTGGTCAAAAGATAATTTCTATTGGCGTGAGCCACAGGGATTATCAGAGGATCAAAAGCAATATGCTAGAGAGTGGCATCGCAAATCTCGTGAAGTCAACCCAGATTATTATTTTGATCAAGACCTACGTCGGAAATACGGTGTTGATCTTGAGTGGTACAACAAGAAACTTGCTGAACAAAATGGTGCTTGCGCCATCTGTAAAAATCCAGAAACAGCGAAGATTAAAGGACGGACATTGCGTCTTGCCGTTGACCACTCGCACAAATCTGGGCAGGCAAGAGGATTGCTTTGTTTAGCCTGCAATCGTGGACTGGGGCTGTTCAAAGATAGTATAGATAGTTTAAAGTCTGCAATAAATTATTTATCCGATTAACCCCGAGTGGTTCAAGCCACAGGAGTAATAAAATGCCTCAGTATTCAGATGACCTATTCTTAGGTACAGCCCCAACTTATATGGGCTTGGCTAAGAATGCAATTAGCTCAGTTTTCACCGGAACAATTTCCGGCACCACCCTTACTATTACTGCTTTGCAGTCTGGCGATCCAATCGTGTTGGGTCAATACATTGCCGGCTCAAGCGTAACAGCAGGTTCTTACATTACGGCTTTCGGCACCGGTTCGGGTGGCGTAGGCACTTACACCCTGAACACATCTTCAACCGTAGGTTCGGCTGAAACGATGTATGCATCGGGTAACAACTATCTTGGCGATCCAGCTCCGATGCCCCTAGGCGTTGGCCCACTCGGTCGTGTTTACATCTGGGACGTTATCCCAGAGGCTTCGGCTACCAACAACATCTCCGCCGCAGCTTCCTATAGCACGGCAGGTAACGCTACGTTGGCAGTAGGTGCTGGCACAACTTCGGTTGTTCGCTCAGACGGCACGACTGTTATTCAGTTGGATTGTCCTCGTGCAGTTAGCATCACCATTGGTACGGGTACGATCACCGCTACCAACGTCACCATTTCTGGTTATGACTATTACAACCAGCCAATGACGCAAGTTATTTCGACTGGCACAACTCAGTCAACCACCGTGAACGGCAAGAAAGCTTTTTACCAAATCAGCCAAGTCGCTGTTGCTGGTAACTGCGGCGGTACGATTGCAGTCGGAACGTCGAACATCTTTGGTTCGCCAGTTCGTATTATTGACGGTGGTTACATTATTGATCCGGGTTGGGCAGGTCAGCTTGCTCCTGATACGGGTACTTTTGTAGCTGCTGATATGACCAATCCTGCTACCTCAAGCACCGGCGATGTTCGTGGTACTTATGCACCTAACACGGGTACATACAGCCCTAACGGTCAAAACCGCTTGGTTCTTTCGATTGCCATGCCTGCTATTGCAGTTGGCCCGAACGCAACCCGCACCGGCGCTCTTGGCGTCACCCAAGCTTAATAGGAGCCTAAGAAATGGCAACTTCATTTAGCAGAATGTCCAAAATGGACACCGCTGAGCCTTCAGTTGATGAAGTCGGCAGTGGCATGAAGCGTGGTGGTCATGCACGCAAGAAAATGGCTTTGGGCGGTGGATTGCCTATGGGTCGTATTACTGGTGCAGCCGCTCCCGCACAAGCCGCTCAAATGGCTGCTGTTCGTCCTCGTGGCGCAACTATGATGGCACCTCGTGCAATGGGTCGTCCTGCCTCAGGTATGCCCGTCATGCGTAAAAGCGGCGGTAAGCTTGAGAAAGAAATCCGCAATGAGCGTGAAGAGTTGCATCGTGTAGACGAGCGCCTCAACCGTCATGAGAGCATGAAAGCTGGTAAGGCTCATCATGGTCTTAAGATGGGCGGTAAGGTTGACGTACCCGGCGGTTTGTTGGGTGGCGTTGAGGCTTACGGCGCTCATAGCAAAGGCAAGACTGGCGGCATAGAAGGTCCGGGCTACAAGAAAGGCGGCAAAGCAATGCACAAAGCTATGGGCGGTAAGATTCAGAAAGACACCGTTGCATCTGAAGCCAATACCAAGGTAGTTGGTGCCAAAATGCGCAAGTCAATCTCCTCAAAGACTGGTGCGCTTGAAGGCGTTGGCTACAAGAAAGGTGGTAAGGCTCACTATGCTAAAGGTGGCTCGGTTAAGCCTTACGAAAACACCGAAATGCATGGTGGTCCAAAAATGCCTACCAAGAAGCTCGGCACTGGTGAGATTAAACAATCACCTGCTGGCTACAAGCACGGCGGTCACGTAAGCATGAAAGATCATTCAGCAAAACATTCGCATGGTCACACGCATACTGAGCCAATGAAACGTGGTGGTAAGTGCAACTACTAATAGGAACGGGGGCGGCTTAGGTCGCCTCCACCTTTAAGGATAGATTATGAGCAATAACATTGTTGCGTCGGTAACCCGTGGCGGAGCGTATGAGCCTTTTGACCTTCAAGTGGCTCGTGGTCAGATCATGGGTCATAGCGTTGTAAGTCTGTTCGGCTATCAATCTTCTGTTACAACGACTCCAATCCCTATTTGGGAAAATGCAACGACTTACACTTATATTACGTCAGCGTCAACTTTGACGATGGTAAGTACTTCAGCATCTGATGATACTTCTGCAAAAATTTTAATTAGCGGATTGGATTCAAACTTTAATCCAATTTCTGAAACCTTGGCATTAAATGGCATTACTGGTGTCACTACCGTTAATTCATATTTTCGTGTTAATAGCTTGTTGATGGTATCGCCCGGAACGGGACAAAACACTAACGTCGGAACGATTACCCTGAAGCAATCGTCTAATGTGGTAGCTCAAATCAACATCGGTATCGGCAAATCACAAAGCACTATTTATACTGTTCCTGCTGGATATACTTTTTATCTTGATCTGGCTGAGGTTAATAGCTCAAACAGTTACACAGGTAGCACGATTATTACTTATAAAGTGCAAGCTATCAATAACGTAACTGGGGTTAAGTTAACCGTATTGCAACAGCCGTTCGTGTCAATATATACCGCCTCACGAGCTTCTGACCCGTTTGCTTACTCAGAAAAAACTGATATTCAATGGCAGTTAGTGACAAGCACTGGGACTATTGCCGCTGGTATTATCATTACTGGTAAGTTGATTCAAAACAACAACAACGTCACCGGCGTAGGTACTTAATCATGCCTAGCAAATCCCCTTCTCAGCATCGTCTGATGATGGGGGTTGCGCACTCCAAGGCGTTTGCCAAGAAAGTGGGCATCCCTCAGAAGGTCGGCAAAGAGTTTGCTGCGGCTGACGTTGGCAAGAAATTCAAATCTGGTGGGTTATACGCCAACATCCACGCCAAGCAAGAGCGTATTGCTCATGGATCTGGTGAGCATATGCGCAAAGTAGGTAGCAAAGGCGCTCCGACTGCGGAAGCTTTTAAGGAATCTGCAAAGACAGCGAAGATGAAAAAGGGTGGCGTATCTCTGGCTGTTGGTCGTGGCGAAAAGTTGCCCACAAAGCAAGGCGCAGGACTTACAGAAAAGGGTCGTGCCAAGTATAATCGTGAGACAGGAAGCCACCTGAAAGCGCCGCAACCACAAGGCGGCAGTCGTAAGAATTCATTTTGTGCCAGAATGAGTCCTATTGCAGAAAAAAGTGAAAAGGGTAGTCGTGCAAGAGCATCAATGAAGCGTTGGAAATGCCCAAATTGGTAATAGGATAAAGCATGAGCACATCAGGAACCGTTAGCACGACCGTAATTACTGTGCAACAGCTTATTGACCACGGCGCACGTCGTGCGGGTAAGCTTGCGGAAGAGTTGACGGTTGAGCAAGTCTCTGCAGCTAAAGATAGCCTGTACTATTTGCTCTCAAGTCTAGCTAACTGGGGTGTCAACTACTGGGCGATCAACAAGGTTGTCCTAGGCTTGATCCCAGATCAGTTTGAATACTACTTACCAGTAGGTACGGTTGACGTTTTGAACGCCAACTATCGTACTTTGACCAACGTCAATACGAACGCATACAGCACTTCTGGTGTTACGCTCAACGCTTTTAATGGCGTGGGCAATTTAATCTGCCAATTGACCAACAATACTGGCTCAATTGGTATTGCACCGGGTTCAGGTAGCCCTGTTTACATCAGCACAATCGGTATTTTGCCTGCTGTAACTGGATCTGTAACCGTAGAATTGCAATATTCCTATGACAATATCACTTGGGTGACTGTTGAAGCGCCCGGAGCGGTCAATTGGACTGCCGGAACGTGGATTTATTACGACTTAGACCCATCTGCGACCGCTGGATTCTGGAGAATTCAGCAGATTTCTGGTGTAGACATGGGTTTTTATCAGGTTGTGTTCGGAACATTGCCTGTCGCCATACCAATGGCACGCATGAACCGTGATGATTACTCAAATCTGCCAAATAGATCGTTTACTGCGCTGCGTCCGCTGCAATATTGGTTCAATCGCACGATTCCACAGCCAAATATGGAAGTGTGGCCTGTACCAAACAGCATCGGGCCGCAGCTTGAGCTGTGGTTAAGCCGCTATATTCAGGACGTGGGTGACTTGAGTGGCTCGATTGAGATTCCTCAGTATATGTACCTTGCGATCCAGTGGGGATTGTCACACCAGATGGCGTGTGAGCTACCTGCTGTCGATCCATCACGCATAACTTATTGCGAACAACAGTACGAAAAACATTTAGTCATGGCGCAAAATGAAAACCGTGACAAATCGCCGATACTAATTGCGCCAAATATTAGCTATTACACTAGGTGATGGGGTAAAATAAGACCATCATGGAAGCCTTTGTTTATTCGTGGTCAGACCACAAAACTGCTAAGATTTATGTCGGCGTTCACAAAGGAAACGTCGAAGATGGGTATGTCTGTTCTTCTAAGTCTATGATGGTTGAACACAATAAAAGACCAGAGGATTTTACTCGTCAGATCATTGCCAAAGGCACATTAAATGATTGCGCTACATTAGAAGTTGCGATTATTAAACAATTGCTCAAAGACAAAAATACTTGCTATAACCGTGCCGCTGGCAAAATGATCATCAATGATGTTCCGCCTCGTTTAGGTGTGCCGCATTCAGAAGAAGCAAGAAAAAAAATAAGTCAAGCTAATGTTAATCGTAAAGTATCTGAAAAAACAAAACAACTAATGAGTATGCGCCATTCTGGCAATAAATACGCATTAGGGTCAATTCGTTCTGAAGAACATAAATTAGCAATTAGTATTGCCAATAAAAATAAAATTATATCTTTAGAAACTCGTAAAAAAATAGGTGAAAACACATCTAAAAAGCTTACGGGTAAAAAGTTAACGGCTGAGCATATTGAAAAAATGAAAAAAGCTGTTACTGGCAAACCCAAATCAAAAGAACACGTTGAGAAAGTGCGGCGTGCGTTGATTGAATATTGGTCTAAAAAGAAAAAAGAGGCTGAAAATGCCTAGATTCTTAGATACAATAGGTAATAGTACTCTAAGCGTGTTCGTGTGTGACCGCTGCAAAATGAAGCGTCCGTATAGTGATATGCGTCCAGACGGGAATATACCTGCGATAAAGGTATGCTCTGTTTCCTGCTCTGATGAATGGGATCCATACAGACTGCCTGCAAGATCCCCTGAAAAAATCACAATTCGGTTTCCGAGACCAGATTTGGATATTGCTGTGTACGATGATGCACTCACGACCGATCCGAATGTTGCGCTTGATCCTAATCAGACACCGCAGCATACGACAGAAGGCGAGTTTGGAATTGCGCCAGAGCAGGGCGATACTCCAAATGATGGCAACCTCAATAATCTTTCGCCATAGGTAAGGTATGTCAAACGTACGGATCAGCCAATTACCGACCGCACAAAGCCCCATCACTGGTAGCGAACTTGTCCCTGTCGTTCAGAACGGAGTGACGGTTCAGACGACTGTTTCGGCAATCACTCAAAGTCCATCACTCACTGAGACGTTTTTAACTGTCGGTCAGCAACCTTTATTGCCTAACAGTCGGTATTTTTCGGCTATTAACGGTATCGGCATTACTGACGGTGGTGCTCAGGGTGCTTACACGATTGCGCTTAATGGCACCTCTGGATCGCTAGAATCAGCAGGCACAGGCGTTATCGTCAAGTCTGCAGCCAATACGATCACAGCTAGATCGCTCGCCACAAGCGGTAATGGCATTTCGGTTACCAACGGTAGTGGCGTATCAGGTAATCCAACATTCCAGTTGACTGGTTTAGCGCTGGCATTAGCTAACGCTACCGGCACAGGATTATTGGCGCTTGGATCGTCATCCACAATTAGCCCAGTAATTATTACTGGTACATCAAATCAAATCGGCGTGACAGGCGGTGATGGATCATCCACACCTACAATTAGTCTTGCAAGTAACCCAGTGATCCCCGGCACGGCTGGCGTGACACTTCCTGTTGGTACAACCGCTCAGCGTGGATCAACGACTGGAGAGATTCGCTATAACAGCGATTTGGGTCGATTTGAGGGCTACTACGCAGGATCATGGCAGACGTTCGGTATCGGTGATGGTACGCTGACTTCTGTTAGCGGCACGACTAGCCAGATCAACGTATCTACTGTAGGTGGCATTTCGACGGTTAGCTTGGCGTCGAATCCCGTAATCCCCGGCGCTGGTGCGATTCAGATACCTTCAGGAACGACTGCATCACGTCCAGCATCACCTGTAAACGGTGACTTGCGTTACAACACCACCACGCAGACGTTTGAGGGTTATGCAAACGGCG